GTCGTAGATAGTAAATGGAGTTCCATCCTCTGTCATCATCTCCCATTCATTTTGAGTCTTTTCATCAACATCTGGATCTGTGTACATTACTGGGCCACATACTTTTTCTATATCTTCCATTGCTGCTTTAAAATCATGGTTATGAAAAGTAAGGTTCTCAGCCAAACTCGAATTTTCTAATCTATTCATCTTATCTTTATGTTTAGTATATTATAATAATAACAAATCTTTTCTATTTCTGAAAGATTAATATGGCATTTCTATATTTTTATTTTCTTCAGCTTTAAACTTAGCAATTAATTTAGTTAATATAATCTTAAGCTCTTTAGAAAATTCGCCTTTTTCAATTATCCATGTAAGATAGTTAAAATCGTTTTCAAATATTTCTCTAAAAGGTTTTCCTTTATGTTTACCAAAATTAAATACAATAGTTCTTTTACCGTCTACATCAGCAAATTTTAATTTACCACCTAAATCAACCTGATCAGCTCTACGAGTATTTACTTCCTTATCTATTTCTTCTGCAGTATCAGCCATTTGGTATACTTCTCTTTGTTTTTGAAATATTTCCATTGTAGCTCTAACATCAGCCTCAGCTCTATGCGCACCTTCTAAATCTTTACCAGTATACTTTTTGTAAGTACTAGTTAAATCTCTCTTTTCATAATTGCTATAAATAAGGAAAGGATCCATTACTGCTCGACCTCTATGATTAAATGCTATACCACATCTCATAAATTCCTCACATAAGAATGGTACATCAAAGAATAAGGCATTATACCCTCCTAAGTCGCAATCACCAATAAAATCGTTTATTTCAGATGCTATCATTTCAAAGGTAGGTTTATCCTTCAACATCTCTAAAGATATGCCATGCTTTTCTTCAGCTTCGGCTCTCATCTCTACATTACCTGGGTTTACTAATTGATTATAAGTCTCAATCTCATTACCGTCAAAATCGGTTTTAATCATGCATATCTCTATGATACGATCTGATGATGTACTTATTCCTGTGGTTTCTAAATCAAACCAAACTATATTTTTCTTCATACTATACTTTTTTACCTTAACTGTTATATAATTTATATAGCTAAAGTTAAAGTTAGTTTTAAGAAATTGTTAAGTAAGTGAAATAATTATATTATTAACAGTATCGCCTTCTGCAATCTGCTCAATTAATTCCATTCCATCAATGACATGACCAAATGTTGTATGACCTGGGTCTAAATGTTGAGTTCCTCTTCGGCTTAAACAAATAAAGAATGCACCCATTGCAGTATGCGGTGATCCAGTATTAGCAGCACTTAAAACACCATAAGCATGAAAGTTATTATTCTTTTTTCTTCTAGGCATTTCTAATTCATCATATAAGTATGGATAATCACCATTGGGGAGATCACCTTCTTTGTTCTTTGGGCCTAGCTGTACCATGAAGCCTGGTATAACTCTATCAAAACTTTGGCCATTATATTTACCATCCTCTGCTTTAGCAATAAAATTTCCAGTGTTTATTGGAGTTTCATCATAAAGACGGAATGTAATATCTCCTTTATCCATTTTAAAGGTAGCGGTGTATTTAGTATTCATGTTTATTTATTTAGTGATTAAGAATATACAGAACCGTTTTGTCCAGTATCTAAGTTTGAAATACCAGTAGTTATACTTACAGGTAATTGTTTCAGTGTAGAATTCAATGCTATTAATGTAGTATTTAATTTTTTAAAGTCAGCACTACCAGAATCACTAGATGGTGATTTTGAAGTATTACCTGTTAATGAATCTATTCCTCGACCTATTGCTCCTTTAAGGCCACCTCCAGTGTTAGGAGATTCAGCCATTATATCTCTAATTTCTTCAACTGCTCTTGCTAAAGCTACATAACCATCTCTTCTTCTAGGTAACTCGGAACCAGATTTAAATAAATCACCAAAGGCAACTGTCTTTTCAATATCTATTTTATTAATTGCATCTGCAATTTTAGTAATACCATCTGCCGCCTTATCTAATAATCCTTTTTCTGCTACATCTCCTAATGTTACTATGAATGATTTAAAGTCACTTAACTGCGTAGAGATAAATGGATTTGATGCATATAACGTTGCAAACGAAGTTCCAATAGAAGTTAATAATCTTCCAATTGATTTTGAAACCTTTTCAGGTTTTAATCCATCTTGTGAAAATGCTTTAAGTCCACCGGCTATATCTGTTAATGCAGCACCTGCACCATCAACGGCATCAATACCTTTTTCAACTAAATTTTCATCCCAGCTAATTAAACCAAAGAAACCAGAATCTTTTTGTTCCATTCCACCAACAGCAGCAAATGCGTTACCTACCATACCTATTACGGCTTTAATCTTTCCAGCAACTGCTTTTGGATTTTCAATACCTGCAAAGGTACTTAAACCTCCTGCTATTTTACTTAATTCATCGCCTGCACCTTGGACTGATTGTATACCTTCTTGTACTTTATTCTTTTTAATTCCAAACAAAGATCCAAAGAAACCACCAGCTTCTACATTACCTTCTGTTGCAATAGCTGAAAACGCTTCTTGTACAAAACCAATTGATTTAGATATAGCAGCACCAACTACATCAAAATCTACTTCAGAGTCAACTAATTTTTGAAATTCAGTTAAACCAATTGCAATATCCTTTAAAGCCGAGCCTGCGCCTTGTACCGAAGCTAAACCTTCAGCTACCTTATTCTTTTTAATTCCAAATAAAGATCCAAAGAATCCACCTGCATCAACATTACCTTCTTCAGCAACGGCAGCAAATGCTCTTTGTATAAATCCAACTGTTTTAGCTATAGCATCTCCTAATACGACAAAGTCTACTTTACTATCTACTAATTTTTGAAATTCAGTTAAACCTCCTGCTATATTAGTTAATGCTTTACCTGCATCCATTACAGAACTAATACCTTTTTTAGTGGCATTAGGACTAAATGCATTTCCAAATACTGAACCAAATATACCTGTTGGTGTTGCAGCTTCACCACCTGCTTGCGCAAATGCTGTACTGATTCCTGATAATACTGTTGCTAATTGTAAACTTTCATCAGAAGTCCAACCTAATTTTTGATATGCTTTTAAACCTTTTGATAATACTATTAATGATAATCCTGCTGCACCAAATCCTGCGGCTGCTGCTATCATTTTAACAGAATCAACTGCTCCAGTTAAAGCTCCACCAATAGAACTAAAGAATCCACCAACACCACCTCCACTAGGCGGTCCTATAAATGCTGCTTTTACACCAGCTAATGTAGTAGTTAATTTAAGAGCATCATCTTCAGTAAAGTCAACCTTTTTAATTGCTGTTAATCCTGGGGCAAGTGCCAATAGTGCAACACCTATAGCGGCAAATGCAGCTGCACCTGGTATAATAGCTACTGCACCAAAACCGGCAGCAGCAAACAATAATCCCATTGCTGTTAATAATGCAGACTGTATACCAATATCTTCTAATGTAGTATCTTTAGTTGCCTGTGCAAATGGTATATAACCTATTCCAAATACTAATAAACCTAAACCCATAGAAGCTAATGAAGCTGCACCTTGAATAATTAAACTAAATGCAGAACCTAAAATAGCAGTTACTATACCAATACCTACTAATACTCCTGCTTGTAACGCAATAGCTTCAGGTGTTGGTGCTGTCTTAGCAACAGCGAATGCAAATAGAGCATAACCTAAACCAAATATAACTAATCCTATTCCCATCATTGCTAAAGCAATAGAACCGTTTGATATCTGTTTATCAAATAATCCTAATAAAGCAACAGCACCACCTATTAAAACTAATGAAGCAACCATTCCTACTAATATAGCAGGTGCCATTAAAATAAAGAATGTAGTTAATGCAAATAAAGCTAAGCCTACTGCAAATGATTTTAAACCATCACCTATCGTATCCAATGCTTTTGAACCTTTGGCTATTTGTTTTTCACCCATACCTAGTAAAAGGAATAGAGGAACTACTAAAGCAGTAGCTATGTATAATAATGGAAGACCTATTGCAGCTGGTATTAATAAAAGAGCAGATAGAGCTAAGGCTTTAGAGAATTTCAGAATTGAATCACCTATAGTCATCATAGCGTTAGCACCTGCATTCATTTTCTTTGGATCTGATTTAGACCATAACTCTATTTGAGTTTTAACAAAGTCATTATACTTCTTAATAGTCTTTACAGGAACTAGCATAAAGATTAATAAACCTTTAGCCATATCGACAGTACCAGCACCTAACATTTTAAATGCATTACCACCATCAACCATTCCTTTTGAACCCTTACCGCCACTACCGCCTAATAAACCAGCAAGACCACCACCAGAGTCTTTTTTCATTAACGCGGTTTGTATTTTTAATTCTTTTAGAATTTGTGTTTGTACTGCACCACCAGATGATTGGCCAGTAGATGCAACAGCTACAGTTAATGCGTCTAATGATTCTGCGGTAGATTCTGTCGCAGCCTGGATCTTAGTTAAAGGATCCATTAAGTCTTTTAAAGTTACAACAGCCATTTAGATTTTATTTTTAAAATTTAGGCATGGAGATTTTTGGCATTGTAGGGGTTTTAAATTTACTAGCCATCCCATCCATATTGTATTTATCGTTGGTGTCTTTAGTATTTTGTTGCTCTTGCTTATTGCGCTCTTTCAACAAGTCATTATAGATTTCTAATGTGTACTCATATTCATAGAAAGGAAGCAAATCCAACTCTGAAGGTTGGAGATGCAACTTTTCTAATAATAATACTCTAACTTTAAAGAAGTTCAGTAGAGATATCTGGAATAAGGAACAAAGCCTTGATACCGCCGGGAAACGTTAGCGGAACGGTGACCCCCTCACCGCAGCTTTTACATGGAAATACCATCTCCGGTTTAACACCGACTTTCATATCTTCAGCTAATCTGTAGACAATTGTATATTTTGTAGCATCCCATCCTTGAAAAGATGTAATCTTAGAGAATATATCTTTTTCATTCCAACCTCTCCATTCTCTCTGTAGATAAGGTAAGATAGCTAGAGTAGATTTATCCCAGCTTTGGTTTTTCTCTTCTCTATCTCTGATATAATCAGTTATCGCCCTCATTACACCTATTGTCGGTGGAGCCATTTTAATAATACCATAATTTTTTGTTGCAACCGAATAACATTTATCAGCTTCATCATAGTATTTTTCAAATCTTTCTACAACAGAATTAAACTGTAAATTATCTGTTCTTAATTCTACAGATTCTTGAGAATTACAACTAGAAGTCTTACATGATTTTCTACTTATTGGCATCATTAATGTTTGCTCACCAGTTTTAAAGGTTAACTCTCTAATTGATAGTATTAAATAAATTCTATCTTCTTCAAGAATATCCTTATAAGATCCTCTTTGCGTACCATACGTTACTTTAGAACATGATACTACAATGTTATTTAAACCTTCGTCTACTTCCTTTAGGTTATTTTCATCAATTGTAGAAAAGGTTCTAACCTCAGCAACCTTTGCAGGTCTAATATGAATTTCAAAATCTTCTCTATAAAATTTACCTTTTGACGGAAAGCTGTTAAGATCCAAACGAGTATAACCTACCATTGCATTTAATCTCTGAACTTCAGGATCATCATTAGTAACTTTATTCATTTGTCTAGCAACATCAACCTTTCCTAAACCTGTAACTACATCTCTAGGAGTTTCTGTAGCTTCTACTGGTATACCTTCAGCTGCTGCAAATTCCTTCTTAATATTTTCTTCGTGCTCTGACATTATTTAATTGTTTTTTATTAATTTTTTCTCTGTGGTTGTTTCTTCAACTATATGCTCTACTATTAACTGTCTAACATATCTTGAAATGGCAACAGGTTTAATTCTATTTTCCATTGATTTTTGTATAATAATTGCATTAAGACTATCTTCATCACTAGGAGTTAATAATACTTGCAATTTTTTAGTTAATCTTTTTCTTTGTGGAATAAGCTCCTGTACAGTTTCATTAAAACCATATTTAGGATTATCAGATTTAAATTTATTAATCCAATGCTCTACTCTTTTTAAAACATCACTTAACGATTCATCAGCTTTAAAGACTTCCATAACTTCTCGCTTAAATGCTCTAGTTCCAAAATCCTTTACTGCTCGTTTAATGTATTTTCCTGTACCAAAGTTATTAGGGTTATCATTTACTGAATAACCTATATAAACTTTGTTTGTTTTTTCTTGTTGTAATTTATAGATAATCATGTTTCTATATTATATAATTTATATTATATATTAAGGCGAAGGTAAAAAAACTGGGATAGCTATAAAAACAATCCCAGTTTATATTAAATTAATTTATATTACGATCCTACGTTCTCTTCAACCCAATGATCACAACGATAAGTCATTGTTAAATCAACTGCGTCTGGAGTAGTATAGTTTAGTTCATCCACAAAATCCATTTGCAAAATTGGGAATACATCTTTAAATGTAATCTTTCTGAAAATATCTCCTGCTCTATTATATTGAACAATTATCATACTACCTACGTAATCTTTCTTTAATCCCATTTCACCAGTTAATGGATCATAGATTATATTACTCCAATTACGGAATGTATTATAGATATAGTTTTCATTAGCTTCATTCAAGTTAAGACTGAAGTTAAGAGCTAGATCAACAAAAGTTTGACCTGGCATACCTGCGTATGACCTATCGGCAAATTTATATTTTTGACCTACTGGATCAATCGATGGGTTTAAGTTATTTAAACCTCCAATTGAGTTTACTTGCTCTAAGATAAGTCCTGTATCATCCCCTAATGGTGAAAATACAGTTACCTCAAAAAGGTTCGCCTGTATAGGTTCGTACCTTTGGCTACTGGCCCTTGACTGGGTATAATGTGGTAACGGCATAATTTATTTTGTTTTTTTATATATTCGTCTTAACTAACCTCTTATTGGAAGTTTCCTGTACTAATTGCACCGGTTCTTAGAATAGTTGTTCTTTGTACAAGAATTTCCATTCCTCTTACTGGTTCAATATATGTATCTAGGATACCTACATTCTGATCAATAACTTCTGGTGTATTATTAGTTTCATCCATTATATTTCTATAATCAAAAACTCCATCATCATTTTGAACAGTTGATAAGAAATTATCAGCTAATGTTTTTATCTCTAATCTTGTTTGAGCTGTATTAAATTCAAATAAGTAGTTTTTAAGAATTGCATCTATACCATCTTGGATATAAATTACAACCTCTCTAACGTTAATAGAACTTAAAGCAGATTTTGGAACCTGTTGAGCAGTTTTATTTGCAAATATAGTTGGTCCTGTTCCACTTTGGAATACAATTGGATTTAATCCGAATGGTTCCAAAAAGTTACGATCTGTTGTATCAAGATTTATTTCTAAACCTACAACCCCATTTCCACCAATAACTCCACGTCTTACACCAGCCACGATTGACCAAGGTAATGCGTTTTCATATTTAAGTATAAAATTATTAGATACGTTTGCAGCAGGAGGTACGTTTATATTCTTACCTAAATCTCTAACTGTTACAAATGGATAATAATATCCACCATAAGAACCATCGCTTGTTGCTGATGGTAACGAATATCTAATCGTTGGGTTTTTACTAAGATCTCCACCTTCTGCAATAAACTTAGAAGATAGTTGGCCAGTTATTGTTGTAAACACTGGATTTGTATTAGTTCTAAAATCTTTTGCTGATGGTGCATTAACAATTGCAAATGCATTTTTCCTTGCTCCACATAATTTAGTAAATATAGATTTACAATTTGCTTCTATACCATTTCCGAATGTATCTACTAAATAACGGAAGTTAATAGTTTCTCTATCAGTTAAGGCGTTAGCTAATTGTGTACCTAACAGAATTGGACTTAATATTTCATTTTGTCTTGAATTAGTACCATTTGGTAATTTAGTTAATGGATATGCATATCCAGGTAATTCAAAGATATTTAAAAAATCTATCCATCTGTCAATTGGTCTATATAGTTCCACGTATAATATAGAGTTTACAGTATTAATATCAATCTCTGATTGAGTTGTTACTAATACACCAGATCCAGCTGCAGGAATT